CAATTTTTTTTATAAGTTTTTCTAATTCATATAATTGCTCTGGCGTATTTACTCCCATAATCTCGTATTGTTTATTTGCCTCCATTTCGAGCATGTCTATGCAGAGACTCTCTTCTCTTTTTATAATTTCCACGAGATCGGTGAGGTAATATTCGGCCTGTTTATTGTTATTCGTAAGGCACTTGAAATATTTACACATCAACTCCGATTTCATGCAGTAAATTCCACAGTTGACAGTATGGATGTGTAACTCAGGTGACGTGCAGTCTTTATGTTCAACTATTTTATCAAAAGTACCATCCGTTGTTACTATACGCCCATATCCAGTTGGGTCGTCCATCATCGTTGTAATTAATTTCACATCGCTCTTCATATTAATAAGAGTCCGCATCGTACTTGCGCTTAATAAAGGTACATCACCAGAGAGAACTAATACATGTGAGTTTGGCATTTTGAGCAATTCAGACTGGCAGCACATTACTGCATGACCGGTACCAAGTGGTTCCTCTTGTGTAACATATACTATTTTTGGTAGATTCACTTGCTTTTCAATGGAACAGCGAATTTCCTCCTTATGCTTACCCACTACGATAATTACCTTCTCTAATTGCACAAAGTAGCTGAGGTTATTTAATGTTAATATAATTCGGTTTATCATCGGGATTCCGTTTACCTTGTGCAGTACCTTTGGCAAACTTGACTCCATTCGCTTGCCGACTCCGCCTGCCATAATCACCGCGACAACACTTTTGCTCATCGTGCGTATATTTATATTTAGCATGACATCTCTAATACTTTTGCGCCATTTATACTATTGGAATAGGGGTTAAAGCTATAGCCATATTGTATACATACACGGATTTGTGATGGAACGATATAAGATCGCGGTGAATGACAGAAGTTATACTTCTTGGGATGTATATAACACTGAAACCTTCGACAAAGTCGCTCTTGATATTTGCCCGATTGACTGTAAATTGCTGTCAGATGACGTATTCACAGTTGAAACCGATAATTCTGTTAAAATTGTGTATTCTACGGTCCGATCTGGTTCCGCGTTCCCAGGCGTTCTTATTTTGGCCGGAGGCAAGACATATGGGCGTCAACAGAAACTGGCTGGGGAAAACTCTAAACGGGCCGGCACAGTAATAGCAGGCAAATTGCTGTATAAGTGTATTCCGGATGATATGCGGTTGCCGGCCTTTTTAGTCCCTTATGAAATTAAAAATGTCGGATTTTCAAAGGTTCTCAAGAATCTATATGTCACTATTGTGTTTGACGAGTGGGAAGATAAACATCCAAGAGCTAAACTTGACAATGTTATCGGACCCGTTGATGTTCTCGACAATTTCTATGAGTATCAGCTATTCTGCAAGAGCCTAAATACATCCATTCAGAAATTCCAAAAGGAAACGACAAAGGCAATTGGAAACAAGTGCCATGACGGTATCCTTGAAAGTGCTCGCGAGAAATACCCCGAAATTCAGGATAGAACCAATCAGACAGGGTGGAATATTATCACTATTGACCCGCCAAAGAGCGTAGATTTTGACGACGGTTTTGGTTTGGTTGACTTGGGAAATGGAATACAGCAGTTAAGTATATACATTTCTAATGTCACCATTTGGATGGACGTACTCGGGTTATGGGACTCGTTCTCGCAGAGAATTTCTACCATCTATCTTCCCGATAAAAAGCGCCCCATGTTGCCAACTATCTTGTCCGATTGTTTGTGCAGCCTTCAAGAAAACGTAGTTAGGGTTGCGTTTGTAATGGATATTTTCATACGGGACGGCGAAATCGTCGACATTAAATATGCGAACGCCTTCATAAAGGTGCGTAAAAACTACAGGTATGAGGAACCTGAGTTGTTATCAGATACGCACTACCATAAAATAATGGGTATTGCACAAAACTTGTCCGGGAGAAATTCTTATACCAATCGTGTGCGAAATAGTCACGATCTTGTTAGTTATCTGATGATTCTCATGAACTATCACTCCGCCAAAGACCTCATTAAATATAATACGGGCATATTTCGTTCTACAATTATAACACGCGAGTATCCGGTACCTGAAAATGTTCCTGATGAGGTAAGTCAGTTTATTAAAATATGGCACGGTTCATCTGGTCAGTATGTAGACGGGACAAAACTGGGTAATACGCGGCACGAACTGCTGGATATGGACGCATACATACATATTACAAGCCCTATTAGGCGCCTGGTGGACCTTTTAAACATGATAAAATTGCAACAAGTAACCGGAATGATTCAATTGTCGGCGGGCGTTGATGACTTTTATAATAAATGGATAAATGAGTTGGATTACATAAATGTAACAATGCGTACAATTCGAAAGGTACAATGCGACTGTACATTGCTCGACCTGTGCCACAATTCACCTACCGTTATGGAAACTGAATATGATGGGTATCTATTCGATAAAATTAGCAGAAGTGATGGGTTGTACCAGTTTGTCGTATTTCTTCCAGAGCTGAAACTGTCATCGCGTATAACTATTAGAGATGACCTTGAGAATTTTACGCGCAAAAAATTCAAATTGTATCTCTTTGATAATGAGGAGAGGTTTAAACGGAAGATTAGGCTGCATATGTTATAGGACAACAATGACTCCGTTTGACAATTTTCTTTACAAAATTTTTAATTTCTCAAGAATGTATATGACGACACAGAAATATTGTAAAACAAAACGGTCTTATTGTCGGAGAAATACAAGAGGTGGTGGGAACTGTGTCTCTTCTGGATCATGTTACATTCCAGACGAACAAACGAGTTTGAACACCGAACACATGACGCCTACACAGAAATTAGTGTATGCAGTTGAAAGAGATGATTTAGACAAGGTAAAAGAGGCTATCAGTGAAGGAGCAAATATAAATGGCGATGTTAGTAGTTCGGCCCACCAGACACCACTTCTCTCTGCAATTTATAATGATAACGTGGATATTGTCAAATATTTATTATCACAAAAAAACACAGACATTAATGTGAAACGTTTGGCGCCAAATTTCTATAATCCATCTACACAAGCACTTGTGACGCCTATACTTCTTGCGACACAATACCGCCGTAAAGCAATAATAGACGTGTTATTGAGACATGGGGCTAAAATAGATCAAGGTAATTTTATTTTAAAATATTCACCGTTGATCGCTAATTTGCAGCAACAAATCCAAGCAGAAAAAGAAATAGCGCCGGAGATCTCAGCAAAAAAGAAGATGTTTCCTGGATTCTCTGAAATGACACGGGCTTATGTAGCTGCAGTGCCAGACTCGGCCTCCAAAAGGGTGTTTTCTGCAATTCAAAAAAACAATTTAAATGTAGTCAAGAATGTGATTGAAGCCCAAATTGAAAACAAAGGTGTCACTGACCCTATATTGCGAAATAAGCAATTCGATGATTTTATCGTTAGTAGAGATTCAAATGGGAATACTTTTCTTATAGCTGCTGTAAAAGCTGGTAACATATCCATAATTAAATATTTATTAGAACTATTGAACCGTAATATCATTACGACGGTAAATAATACTTATTTAAATGGTGTAAATAACGATAGCGAAACTGCTATAATGGTGGCGGCAGCACTTGGATATATGGATATTGTTAACATTTTATTCGGTATAGATAATATAAATTTGGATAACCGAGATCTGGAGGGGTTTAGTTTATTAGATAAGGCTATTGATGCCGGCAATATAGACTTTGTCAAAAAATTAGTAGATAAAGGTGTACATTTTTACAATCGCGATAGAGAACAATTTCCATTTGCTATAGCTCAAGCCAGGAGACCACACGTACCTATTGAAATATTTCAATATTTATTGAAACAAGGGCCTGCGCGGACAGGTCTAACTGATGAATATGTACATTGGATGTTGAATTCTTACAGCAATAGCGACATGAGTGCAGAAAAACGGGCGCTATTGGAGCAATACGCAAAAAATTATGGCTTGAATAATTCAGCCAGAATTCCTCCGAGAGCAGGTGGGAAAATGCGTTCCAAAAAGAGACGTGACAATAAGAAGATTGTGCGTAAAACGGCGCGCCACAGACGCAAATAGAGTGATGTCAGTATAATATATATTTGTGCGAAATTATATATTATGTGTAGACCTTCAAAGGAGTAATTATTCTATTTCTCGACCACAACGTTCCTTGAGATATTCCGAATAATTTTCTCCTCCTTTTCCGCGTCATTGTCACCAGAACCACCAACAGATTCTATAATAATTTTGTTATACTGGTCGGAATATTTGGAATGATAAGTACCACAATCGGGATGAGCTTCTTTAAACTTAGGTAACAGCCGTTGGTTCTTTGATGCTACCCGTTTTATCGCCTTTTTAATCTTGTTATTATTTTCATCCTTTTCCCATTTATCCTCGTCCTTAATGTACATCGTTTCTCTCTTTTTATCCGTACAATGGACAGGTCGTTGCGTGACATCCAGTTCATTTAAGTTCTTCACGATAATGTTGGATATCCCCTCTACATATCCTAATTCTCCGACCTTTTCCAAATCCGATAATTGCAACTGAATTGATTCTACGAAATCCATTATATTCATAGCGTCTTTGCAGGTTTCATTTAAAAAGAAGTTCAAGTTGAATGCCTTATTATGGGAGTTTGTGTTATTAGTAGTATTAGTTGTATGATGGGTGCCATTTTCAATTACTTTCATCATCATGGTTTTCATCTCCGAGTTTTCCTTCATTAAGTATTTCACAAGTTCGGTAAGTTCGTCCGTTTTTTTTACTTCATCGTCAACTTCCCCTTCAGACTTCTCTTTTGAGTTACATTTTTTTTTATGCCTCCACAGACCAGAGTTGTCCTTATATTCCTTATTACAGACCTCACATATAAACTTTGTGTCTGGCGATTTTTGCGATTTTTGCGACGAATTTATTGCTAAATCGCCGTTTTCTATTGCGTTTTTGTTACTTTCATGTTTTAGGGTTGAGTTGTGCTTATTAAAATCAAACCGATTACACGTATTATAGTCACAAAATATACATTCATATATTTTGCGATTTTTTTGCGATTTCGCGATTGCTGACATTGCTTAA